TTAGCCTCAGTTCCTTGTGTTGTATCAATAGCAGTTACGACATGGTACCAGGCGCTGGGATCACGCAGAAGTGCGTTACTACTAAAAGATAATACTTTACTACCATTATTATAAGCAAGGCATTCTATTTTATGATTTTCCATTCTAATAACAAAATAATCATCACCTGCTGTATTACTATTTATTATAAACATAGTTCCAGTAGATATTTGAGAAAGTTTCATCCAAAAAGAAATAGTAAATGTACTTCTATTACCAGAACTTGATGGATCTCTTTCTAAGTGATCATTATCATTTGGTTCAAATCTTAATGAATTATCAACTTGAAAAGCACCAGTTGATAAAGTATTAGCTGGTATAATAATCATTAACTCTCCAATATTGGAAGTTCACCTAATGGTCTTGTAGTTGAACCATCCTCTTGTCTTGTATATTTATATAAAGCTTCTAAAGCTGGTGTATCACTAGCGTTTGTAATAGCTGTTTCCATTTCTGCACATTTAGTTCTCACTGCTGCTCTATGAGTAGTGATTGCACTTGGTACTGCCGTTCCAGCATCTGCTTTTCTAGTTATATACCAATCTGTTTTTTGAAGTTCTCCTGCAGCTTGTTCTTTAATTGTTCTAATTAATTGTGTTTTTAATCCTTCAGTTTTTACATCACCTACAGATTTATCACTAGGTAATATTTCATCATCACTATCTTGTTGTGTAAATAAAATATCTTCATGTGGTCTAGGTGTTGCAATTCCATAAGAACCTACTGCTTTATTGCTTTCTACTCCATAAGAAATATTAGTATTGATATACCATTTTTCATCTTTTTTATTAGTTTCATCTACTGTAACTTTAAAAATGCCAATAGCATTTCTTTCAGCTTCAGACCATAAAGTAAATATAGATTTTGGATATTGATTATCTCCAATAGTAACACCTTTGTTACTATTATAAAATTTAGTTATTTGTTGATTTTCTATTAATGCAAACATATTACTCCTATGATAATGTTAAATTAAGATTTCTACCAACCTCAAGCCATTTAGATCCATTATACCTAAAATTAAACATATCTCCCTTAGAAGCAGTTGTTGTAGCTGTAGGTGCTTCATCACCTGCAAATTCAAATACTGAGTTCCAAGCTATAGTCCTACTTCCTGTTCCATCTTGAATACAAACAATAGATATATATTGTCCTGTTGTTGGATTTGTAGGTGCATCAAAGGTTACATTTGTTGATCATACAAAAGATCACATCAATAAGATTAATAAATTAACTGGTGAGC